GAAGCAATGAATAAATATTATGAAAACTATAAATTGCAAGAACTAAAGAAAAATGACGACCGTAAAAATAAACAAAAATACATTTTTGGAAGCTTGGTAGTGTTATTAATATTAGTAATAATTGCAATAACTATTAAATATTAATATAATTATTATATTTATTATATTTAATTAACTATAATAAATAACATTAGCTATGAAATTAGAATTACTTATATTAACTATAACAGGTTTTGTATTGTTAAATACATATTTTGAAGGTAAATTAATACAAAAACTTAAAAGTTACGAAAAATATTATAAAATGGGATTAATTGCTTTTGTTGGATTATGCATATATTTATTTATTAAAAAAAATCCCGCAAATTATAAAGATTTTGTTCATAATACAAATGGGTATATTAAATATTTACCAATAGATAGAAATACAGCAAGCTTTATAACTCCTATTATTGATTTTACATCTAAATCAATAAGTAATGAATTAAACAGCAATTATAATTTAAGTAATAGAACAAATATTAGAGAGTCTCAAAATTTACATAGGTCAATTAATACTAATTTGACAAAACAGCAACAAAAAATATTACAATCAGGAAATACTTCAACAAAACGAAGCGTGAGCGAAACAAAAAAGAAATATGTGGCAGCATCACAAAATTGGCATTGTAAAGACTGCCAAAAACAATTACCAGCATGGTTTGAAGTAGACCATGTTATTAAACTAGAATATGGTGGCTCAAACTCTATTACTAATTTAGTAGCTTTGTGTAGAGATTGTCATGGCAAAAAAACAGCATTTGAAAACTTATAATCAAAACTTATAATCAAAACTTATAATATTGTTTTTAACAAACTTAGTAATTTATATTACTAATTTATATTACTAATTTATATTATTAATATTATTTAATATGGCACAAATATTAAAAACAAGTTATAGCTTGGTTAGTACCATTTCAGATAAAACAGTGGCATTTCTTAAAAATAGTCTAAATATTTTTCTTGATACAATAGTTAACGGAATAAAATTTAAAAAAAATGAAACAGGTAGTTATGTATATTATTACTATAAATACATAACTGTTATATTAATAGCTCTAGTATTTGGACTGCTATATTATTTAAACACTTATCAAAATTTATTTGGAATAAAAAATACACAATATGAAATATTAGGAGCTCTAATATTATTAGGTATTGGAATCTTTTATTTTCTTTTTTTAGTATTTAGAAATAATAACAATAGCACAATTTTTGAAGATGATAGATTAAAACTAGACAATAACGCACAAAAGAATTTAAGTTCTAATAGTTATTATGATACAGATTATAATGTAGATAACATTAGAATCAAAGACACATATACAAAACCATTATTAACGTTGTTTATGTATATTGGGTTATTATTTTTTATATTAATAAGTGTATTATATATTGTTAATTATATATTGTATTCACAAAAAAATAGTAATTCATTTAGTATTACGCAATCAATTATAAGTTTAATAATTGTAGTTGTTATATTAGCAATTATTGCCGCAATTTTTTCAATAAAGTCATCAAATGCAAGTGAAGATTGCATTAATGGAGAAACGAGTTTGCTAATGTATAATTACACTTGTATTATTAAAAAAGTAATTTTTTTTATACCTTGTTTATTGGTTATTGCTATTGATGAATTAAATAAAGACATTAAATTAACACCAAACGCTGTATATTTATTACTTTTTATTTTACTATTTCTTATAACATTATTATTTATTGTACCATTCTTATTTAATTATTTTAGAACATTAAACAAGAGCAGTTTATTAAAAGGAACAGGACCCTACTATTTAAACGAAATGAAAGTTATTGGTATTTATCAAAATCTTAATAAAAATGTTAATGCTAGCGTGGATGTTCCAGTACCAAAAAATGATGTTGAAACCATTAGTCATATAAAAAATCCCATTGATGCTTTGTTGAACAATTTAAATTTAAATAAAAAAGAAACAACAATATTTAGTACATCTGAATCTGATAGTTCAAAACTAATTAGTCCTGAAAGTAAAGAAGTAACCAAACAAACACAAGAAAATACTAGTGATACAAAAGGTTACAATTTTAAATTATTTAAAAATGATTATAACGGTGTTTACAATATAAAAACAAGTTTTTATGACCCACCCACAGTTGTTAAAAAATTTCCATATAATTATTCATACAGTATAAGTTTTTTTGTATATATTAATCCACAACCATCAAATACATCAGTTGCTTATAATAAAGATACTGAAATATTTAATTACGCATATAAACCAGTAATATATTATAATGGAAAAACACAATCTATTATTATTAAATCTAGAACATTAAATAATAAAGGAGACCAATTAGATACTATATATGAAGGAAAAAATATAAAACATCAAAAATGGGTGTTTTTTGTTATTAATTATGATAATAATATTATTGATATTTTTATAGATGGTAAATTGGTTGGTTCAAAAAAAGACGTAACCCCATATTTTAAAGGGGACAAAGTAACAATAGGAGAAAATGAGGGAATACATGGAAGTATAAAAGAAATAAGCTATTATGATAGTATTAAAACTCCTCAAACAATTGAGCTATTATATAATTTATCGGGAAACAAATAAAACAAAAACCGACAATGTTTAGTTACTATTTTAATATAAAATAGTAATATATTAATATATTAATATTTTAATATATTAATATTTTAATATGGGAGTATTTAATATTATTATTGTTGTAATTTTGATTATTGTGGTAATATGGGGACTTCGCAATTTGTTTTTTAAAACAAACATAATTTATGATGCTATGTGCGATGCAGCAGCTCCAGTATCATTGCAAAATACAGTTACTTCAATGTTTGTATCAAATAATAATGTAATAATGGCAAAAGATATACCAGAAAATAATTCATCTAATTTTACACTAAGTGTTTGGTTTTATATAGATAATTGGGGAAATAACATATCAAATGAGAAAAATGTATTGTATATGTCAGTAGATTCTAGTGCTCCAACATTACCAGAACTATCTTCAGTATTAACCGGTCTAAGTACTAAAGTAGAAAAAGATATTAGTATAAATCAACTTAAACCTAAAAATATTAACATTGCTTTAGATAAATATGAAAATAATTTATTAATTGATATTGAAACATATTTAGACAAAAATTCTGGGTCTAATTCTAGTAGCGCGAATGCCAATAAAAGAAATTATACAAGATATAAAATACCAAACATTCCTGTTCAAAAATGGAACAACTTAACATTAAGTGTTGATGCAAGAACATTAGATGTATATTTAGATGGAAAATTGCGGAACTCATTTATAATGCATGGATTATATAAAAATTATTACAGTACAAGTGAGAAAAAAAATATATATATAGGAAATATGTCTCAGGGCACTAATGCTTCAAATAATAACGGTACAAATAGCGGATTTGAGGGATATATTACACGAATTCGTTATGAAAATGATTCTATAAATCCACAAGAAGCATACAATATTTATAAAGAAGGAATTGATAAATCATTAGCAAAATCATTATTTAATAAATATAGATTAAAAGTAAGCTTTTTAGAGTATAACAAAGAAAAAGGCAGTATTTCAATATAAATTATATAATTTATATAATATTAATATATATAATTTTATATATTAATATAATGAATCCTCCGGAAAGTATATTTACTAATATTAAAAAAAATATAGACGCAGCAATTCCATATAGTGCTGAAGCTAGGTTAAAATCAACAAATGACTTCTTATCATCAAATACAATGATAGCAAAAATTACATTTTTATTAGCAATAGTAGTACTTTTTTCGTTCTTATTTTATATTGGAAGTAAACTATTATATTATTTTTTTTCACCATCGGAAACGCCTTTTTTAATATATGGATTAAAAGATGGAACTGAAGGTATAACTATTACACAGTCTTTAGGCGAAAGAGCATCAATCCCCATTTTGCGCAGTAGAGATGAATATGAAGGAATAGAATTTACTTATTCATTTTGGATGAATGTTAGTGATACAGATTACAAAGAATCAATAGATTTTAAACACGTATTTAATAAGGGGTCTTCTCCAAATTCACAAGGAGAAGGAGGTTCCGGATTATTTGGACCAAACAATTCTCCAGGTGTATATTTATATAATGGAAAAAAAAATATGAGTGATAATTTACTAGATAAATTCCCTCTTTTAGGTATGTTAGTTAGAATAAATGTTTTTCATAATAATGAAAATAACAATAATTCTTATTATGATGATATATATGTGGACGGTATTCCTATAAAAAAATGGGTATGTGTAGTAATTAGAGTAACATCGCAAAATATTGTTGATATTTATATTAATGGTAATTTAACAAAGCGGCATAAATTATCAAATATTATTAAGCAAAATTATGATAATTTATATGTAAATTATAATGGAGGATTTGACGGTGCTATTTCCAATTTAAAATATTATAATTATGCTATAGGAACTTTTGAAATTAACTCAATTCTGTATAAAGGTCCTAATCTTACAACAAGTAAAAAAAGTAATCTCAAAGATACAAAAGCCGATTATTTATCTTCAAATTGGTATTTTAATAATACGGATATAATATCATAAATAGTAATATAATAATATATATAATCTTATATAAGATTATATAATATTATATAAGATTAATTATGATTAACTAAAAACTTATTATATAATAATATAATTAATATATAATTTTTTATGTCGCTACAATTAACTGCTTCACAAAATAATTATATTATTTTAACACAAAATAAGATAATGACTGCACATCAAGGTGTAAAAATATTTATAAAAACACGGGTTGTTACGCCCCAAAAGAGTGCAGAACTATATAGTCGCTTATCTAATTCGCCCAATTATACTAATAATATAATATTAAATTACAAATTTAGTAATGCTTATAATTGTTTATTAACAATAAATAATATTAAAAATAACATTAAATTTCTTTTTACTGATAGTACTAATAAAAAAAATGGCAAAATATTATTTGTTAAAAATAATAATGTAGCTAACTACAAGTTAAATAATAATTATTTAATATTTGCAACAAATAATGAGGTTACAACGTCAGATTCTAAAAATTTAACTTTTCACTTAAATTATTATTTTAATAATGTTATAATAAATAATAACATTTTTAATTATTTTAATACTATTAGTGGAACAACTAATTATAATTATGATTATTATAAACTAAATGTAAAAGACTATATATTGAGAGATTATAGCTATAATTTTTTTGTTTCTAGTATAGGTAATGATATATGTTATAATAAATTAAACTTTAAAATAAGTGCTATATCAGAAGATTATTCTTCTAATCTTTATATAGATGTTTGTTCAAACAATTTTAATAGACTTTCTGATATTTCTAATATATCAAAATTGGTAAAATACAATAATAACACTACTTATTACCCTATATATAACAATATATACAATAAATATTATGTTTATAATAAAAACATAAATTATGATGTTATTCTAACTTGTAGCGGCAACACATTAACAATAAGTTTTGACACTTTTTTGATTAAGACAAATACTTTTGAAATAGCAAAAAACGCACAAAGCAAAATTTTGTTTGATACCAATAATACTATATATTTTTTAAATGTGCAAGTTTCTACACCATCAAAACCAATTGTTGAAAAATTAACCAAACCACATATTGTTTATTTATCACTTGGAAATTTTAGAACTGGTCTTGTTCAAAGTGATATATATAATCATATAGCTTTAACACCTAATATGGAAAAAGTATATTTTAAGGAAAACATAACTGCAAATGTTATTAAAAACCCAATTAATGTAGCAAAAAAATATTCTACACTTATACCATACTTAGCTAACCACTATTTATATGATATTGAGTTGTCAGCAAATATACTTTTAAAAAGTGTTACTATTAATACTATTTATACAAGTATAAATAAAATTTTTACTGTTAATTTTAGTAATTTTTTTGACCTCTCAAATTTAAGAAATTATTATAATAATTTCAATAATCTTGCTTTTATTACTACTGTAAGCAATAATATTATTAGACCTGTTGTTAATTATTTTGATAGTTCTAATAATTACAATATCAATTCAATTAGTTTTGATATAGTAAGCGTAACAAGTGCTAACTTATATACTAGAAATTCTACAGCTCAAACACTGCTAAACTCATATTACACTTTAATTAAACCTGCTCTTTTAGATGTAAGATTTAATTATGATAGTTATTTTTATACAAACTTTACTTTTAATATTCTTTATAATTATCCAACTAAATATGAAATAATTAACACTTATGTTATAAATTTTGGGTGTTTAATTTACACAACACCAGCTCGTGATTTTACAGATGTAGAGTGTATATATATATATCATAATCCAGAAACAGATCCAAATCCCCTTTATAGATATCCGTATAATAACATTGAAATTATTAGAGACCCTAGTAATATTGATACGTTGGCAAAAGCAATTGAGCTTTTACCAGGAGCAAGTAGTTCAACATCAAACAGTATAATTATTCCTGAGAAAAATGGGAGTAATTTATCACGAAAAATGATACAAGGGCTTATTGGATTAAATAATGTTCCAAAATTATTATCAATTAAACCATATGATGAAAATGTTATTGTTGGTCGTGGTTTTGTTAATCAATATCAAATAGATAATACGTGTATAACCACAACAGAAGACATAATAAAAAATAAAATTAATGCTAACAAACATAGTTCAGCAAAAGATAGTCGAACTTTTACAACCAATAAATTAGGAAAACAAAATTTTGCTAATTTAGTTAGGTCAAATAGACGAAATAGACTATCGCAACAATGTATAGAAGATTTAAGAGAAGACATACGCAACAACACCCCTTTAGCAACACAGGTCAATTATGCTAATATTGTTCCTTATACACCTCGTTTTAAAATATTTAAAACAGGACAAGGTCATTATTTATAATATAATAAACAAATAAACAAACAAATAAACAAATAAACAAACAAATAAACAAACAAATAAACAAACAATTATGTTATAATATAATAAACAAACAGTTATAATATAAATATAAAAATTTTGTTTATTATATTATATTATGTGTGGAATTACACTTATATATTCTAAAAAAACAGAAAATGTACTAAAACATATTTTTAATAGCTTAGAATTAATACAAAATAGAGGCTATGATTCGATTGGAATTTGTTACTATAATGCTAGTAACACTAAATATGAAATAATAAAAAAAGCATCAACAGCAAAACAAGATTGTTTTGAGTTAGTTCAGTTGTTATTTGAAACAAATAACTTAGAAGAGCGAGTAAAATATAAACAAGAATTATTTTCTAGAATAGTAATTGGACACACACGATGGGCAACTCATGGCGGAAAGACAGACTTTAATGCTCACCCGCATGTATCACAAGATAAACAAATTATATTAGTTCATAATGGTATAATAAATAATTTTATGGTCATAAAAGAGTTTTTACAATCGAAAAACTATAATTTTTACAGCGATACAGATAGCGAAGTTATTGCTAATTTAATAGAATATTATATTATAGTTATGGAATGTAATATTGAAGAAGCACTAAAAAAGTCGCTAAATCAATTAGAAGGAACATGGGCTCTTGTAATTATTTATACTAAACAATTGGATACATATTATGTAACAAGAAAGGGGTCACCATTATTATTAGGTTATAATAATGATTTTATAATATGTACATCAGAAACAAATGGTTTTGCGGGCTTAATAAGTGAATATATTCCATTGAAGGACAATAATATTATTAAAATAAGTAATTCTAATTATACTATTATAAATAAAGTAGACGAAGAAAACAAATTAAATGATAGTAATAATTTTAATAATTTTAATAATTGTAATAATTTTAATAATTTTAATAATTATACTATAAAAAAAGTATGTTATGACACTATAATTGAAAACAAAGGATTATATAGTCATTGGATGATTAAAGAAATAATGGAACAACCAGAGACTATACAAAAAGCATATAATTATGGTGGTCGTATAAATAATAATATTATAAAATTGGGAGGATTAGATAATATAAATAATATTATAAAGTATATAGAATTTATTTATGTGATTGGTTGTGGAACAAGTTATAATGCGGCATTAGTGGGCGAATTATATTTAAATGAAATTAAACATTTTATATGTGTTAAAAGTATTAATGCGTGTGAATTTAATGAAAATACTTTACCTAATATTAAAAATTATTCTACCACACTATGCGTTTTTTTATCACAGTCAGGCGAAACAATGGATGTATATAATTGTTTGAAAGTTTGTAAGGCTAAGAAATGCGTAACCTTGGGTATAATAAATAAAGTTGACTCATTAATAGCGCGCGAAGTGGATTGTGGTATATATATAAATGCAGGAACAGAAATCAGTGTTGCTTCAACAAAATCATTTACAAGCATGTTAATAGTACTAAGCTTACTTAGTATGTGGTTTGTAAATAATGATTATTATAATAATATTAAAAAATTAGATGCTATAAGAATGCTTCCAAATAGTATTAGGCAACATTTATATGATATAACTTTTATGAATAAAATTTATGTCTTGAAAGATTTTATTATTAACAATTCTATAACTAGTATATTTATATTAGGTAAAGACAAATTGTATCCAATAGCATGTGAAGGCGCTTTAAAGATTAAAGAAGTGTGCTATATTCATTGTGAAAGTTTTAGTGCTAGTTCATTAAAACATGGACCATTTGCTTTATTAGACTCAAATAACTTAAGCTTATTATTAATAGATGCTAATAACACTAAAGATTATAACAACTTAAAATCTACTTATTATGAAATAATGGGTCGTGAAACAAATATATTTATTATAACAAATTCTCAAAATGTAATAGATGAATTAAAATTAAAACAAGACAAATATATTTTATTAACAAATCTGGACTATTATAATGAAATCTTATACATTATTACTTTGCAAAAATTGGCATATGAAATATCAATAAGTAAAAATATTAATCCAGATAAACCACGTAATTTGGCAAAAGTAGTTTCTGTCGAATAATTATAATTCTGTCGAATAATTATAATAGTATAGTTAGTATAGTTATTATTTAAAGTTATTATTTAAAGTTATTATTTAAAGTTATTATTTAATAACCATCTAGGCTTTACATTTCTTCTTATAACCCTATTATATTTATGCGGATCTATAGTTGATGTCAAAGCCAAATTTTGTGTATAATAAATGCTACTAGATTCATTAATTAACGTTTTGAATGTATGTATGTTTATAATAAACTCATTTTGTTTTATAGAAGTTACTTTATTACTACCAGTTTCTTCTGCATTAGTATGATTTATAATACTATAAGTTAGATAGTTTATACTATCTAAGTTATCATTTAATTGTTTATTAATGTAAGAAAGAGGTTCTCTAGAACTAATTATTCGATCGGGATTATCATACAAATGAATTATATTTGTAGAATTTATAGGGTAAAATTGACTCCTATTAATTATTAATGAATTTTGTATTGCTCTATCATTTAAAGCATTATCTTCTAAACCCCATCCCCAATTATTAGGAAAACCATTACATTTTTCAAAATCACCACCATTAATTGAAAACATACCTCCTAAAGCAAATTCAAAACCGTAAAAATGTTTAACAACTCCAGGCACAGTTACATAATTAAATGTGTTTTTTACTGCGGGCAATATATCAATATCATTAAATACAAACGTTATATTTTTATAATCATTAGGATATTTTTCTTTCATACTTAAAAAACCAATATTTTTTGTTGCACCACGATTAAATTTTCTATTATCAGTTTGATGACTATAATATATTTCATAATCATCTGTTGGAATGTCTTCCATAATATACTTCATATATATAGAAAAATGCTGCTTTTGTTTTTCACGATCCCTATATGGAACAATAAAAATCAATTTTGGAATAGTCGTCATTTTATTATATAATTTATATAATTTATATAATAAAATTATATAAAAAATTGAACCGTTTATTATAAATTTAAAGACTATTAACTAACTAATTTATTAAATAGTTTATAATTAATATGACAACCTTTAAATGTTTCAAATGTTATGATTATAATGTGTTAGAAGAAAACACTAAAGGAAATCAAAAATTTATTATTCAAGCATTTGGAATAAACTCATCTAACAAAACAGCATCAATATTTATAGAAAATTTTTATCCGTTTTTCTACATAATGGTGAATGAAGATTGGAATGACCAACGAAAAAATGAATTTATGGGACATATAAAAACATTAGTTGGAAATTATTATGAAGATTCTATTGTTGAATGTATACTTGTAAAAAGACATAAATTGTACGGATTTGATAATAAAAAGTTACATAATTTCATTAAAATTTCATTTACTAATAGTGGAGCCTATAACAAATTAAAAAAAATATTTTATGATGATAAAACCAGTAAATCGGGTCAATTTGAAAGAACATTAAAGACGGATGGATATAAATATGTTGATGACATTGGGACAACACATTGTTATTTATATGAAGCAGATATTCCGCCATTGTTAAAATTCTTTCATGAAAAACAAATTAGCCCAAGTGGATGGATTAAGATGCCTTCAAATAAAGTACAAACCATTAATAATAAAACAACAAATTGCTCTTATGAATATCATATTAATTATGAAGATATTTATCCTTATAAAGAAAAAGAGAGTTTGGTAAAATATAATATATGCAGTTTTGATATTGAAGCAAGTAGTAGTCATGGCGATTTTCCTATTCCAATTAAAAATTATAAAAAATTAGCAACAAATATTCTTGAAAACTACAATTCAAGTTCTGAAAATTTTAAAGACAATTATGATTTTAACAACTTAAAGAACGAAGTATTAAATGCGTTCAGTTTAGCACAAGAAAAGTTAAGTTATATAGAAAAAGTATATCCCAAAAACTCTTCTATTACATTAGATGAAATGGAAATATTAATAGATAAATTAACAAACTATAGTCCATCAAAGTTTAATTCCACATTAAATAGTGATGACATTTTAGAATGCAGTGACTCTGAAACAGAATTAGAAGATGAGAGTGAAACTGAAGCTGAAGCTGAAACTGAAGCTGAAGCTGAAGTCGGAGCAGAAATAATGTATAACAAACGTAAACCTAAACCTAAACCTAAAATAAAAGCGTATAAAAAAGATGCAACGCTATTAGAATTAATTAAAGATAGTTCTTGTGATTATGCCACAAAGTTGGTAAAACTTACAGAAGCATTTAGTAACACTAATTTTCCACAATTAGAAGGTGATATAATTACGTTTATCGGTTTAAGTTTTATCAATTATACAGAATCTAAACCATATAAGCGTGTTATTATTGTAAAAGGTGGTTGCAAAATTCCAGATAAGTACTTATTGTGGGCACAAGAAAATAGCGTTATTGTATTGGAACGCGCAAGTGAAAAAGAACTATTATTAACATTTACAAAAATCATTAATAGTGAAAATCCACATATTATTACAGGTTATAATATTACAGGTTTTGATTTTGAATTTATGTATAAACGGTCAAAAGAGCTCAACTGTGTTAATGAATTTCTTAAACTTTCGCGAAATAAAAATGAAATATGTATTTCAAATGATTGGCGGTCTAAATATAGAGATAAATTGGCTAAAGCTAGCGACCTTCAGAAAAAAGATTATAAAGACATTGAAACAAATAAAATTGTATTAGCCAGTGGTGAATATAATTTAAAATTTATAAAAATGCCCGGGCGCATTATTATAGATATGTGTGTTATTTTTCGCAAAGAGTTTACATTAAGTTCTAATAAATTAGACTTTACATCAAGCTATTTTATTAGTGACTCTATTAGTAAAATTACGCTACTTGAAGAAACTAACACTACTAAAATATATAGTAAAAATCTTACAGGCATCAGTGTGGGAAGTTTTATAAAGTTTGACGAACAAGGGTTCAGTAATAATTTATATAAAAAAGGGAAAAAATTTGAAATTATTGAAATTAATAAAGACGAACAATGGTTTGTAATTGAAGGACTAGAAGAACTGGATTTGGCCAATTACAAATATAACTGGGGATTAGCAAAAGA